GCCGATGACGCCGTAAACGTCGAGCTCGAGCGTGTCCGTGCCATCGCCACGGAGCTGAAAGGCCCAGGGTCGCATGCGTGCTCCATCGCGCCCGCGCTCCGGAGGAGCGGCGCGTGCTGCGCAGAGCGCGAGGGCTCAGCGGATCAGTAAACGATGCCGGGTTCCACCGGCACCGCCGGCGGGAGCTCGAGCGGCGGGATGCCGCGCGGGCGTTCGGTGATGCTCACCGCGCCCGCGTACGAGGGCGCGAGCGTGAACACGGTCAGAAGGTGATCGAAGACGCTGGGGTTCGAGAGGTCGACCGCCACGAGCGGACCGGGCGAGGGGCCGAGCTCCATCTGCAGATCGGGCTGGCCGAGTACTTCACGCAGTTGCTGGGCGAACAGAGAGGCGCCTTCGACCTCGCCGCCGAGGTGCGCCACCGTGCCGTCCGAGAATCGCCAGATCGTCATGGGCCTGCGAGCTGCCCGAGCACGAACAGCAGGTGTTCGATGTCGTGCTGGGCCAGCATGCCAATGTTACGCAGTCCGTAGCGGCCGGCAAACCAGACCTCGGTGCCGAGCGACGTGATCTCCGTGGCCCACGGCTTGCCCTTCACCTCGTACGCCTTGCCGATGTACGGGTCGAAGAACTTGTCGGGGCGTGCCTTCTCGTCGCTCGAGTAGCTGAGCCCCGTAAGCTTGCTTAGCTCTTCGAGCTTTTCGTTCTTGGTCCGCGCGCGAAGAAACGCGATCGCCCGTCGCATCAGCGTCGGATTGAGGTCCTCGAGGACATGGCCCCACTCGTGCTGGAGCGCTCCAGGGCGCTGCGTGTTGTAGAGCACGCGCTTCAGCGCGGGCGTCGCATAGGAGCGGCCCGTCTGCGACGCGCTGAATCGCCAGTCCTCGCCCGGATGCTTCACATTCGGGCCGGTCATGCGGCTGAAGAACCGCAGCGCCCGACTACCAACTGGCTCGCCGTCGAGGTTGCTGTGCGTGATGGCCGGTCGCGGCTTCACCTTCGCGAGATGGCCCGCGAGTGCAGCTGCCACCTTGCGCAGCGGGTCGATTTCGCCGGCCTGCTCACGCAGCGTGCGCTGCGCATCCGTGCCGCGCAGCGCGGCCTTCAACACACCGACCACCGGCGCGTCGAGTGCGTCCAGGTGCTGCAGCACGTCCTGCGCGGGCAGGTCGAGACCGTGCTCGAGCGCCGCGCGGCCGCTAGCGAGCGATGCCGCTGCGCGTCCGTACTCCGCGTACGTCTTCGTCCAGGCCTTGGCTTCGTGCTGCGGTTCGCGCTTGGCGCGCTTCTTCGTTCCGCCGCCGGCCGCCTGCTTCTCGAGCTCGGCCACCAGGCCAGGCTCGTGCTTCTTCGGGTCCGGCTTCCACGGCTGCAGCAGCTTCGGAGACTGCCCCCAGCCCGGATCGGGATCCGTCAGGTTCGGCGGCTGCTTCACACCGCGGCGCTCGGCTTCGGAGCGGCGCAGGTTGCGCACTGACGTTCTGCAGTGGTGGTGCGCTGGGAACCAGTGCGTGTCCCACCACGGATCGTCCAGCGGCAACAGCGTGCCGTTGACGGCCCGGCAGTAGTGCGTTGTCCGCGCGTCGAGCACGGCGTCGACGAGACCGAACGGCCGAAACCGCAGGGTCTCGGGATCGTACATCTGCGCCCAGCGGCCCGCGTTGTACGCGCGCTGCGTGGCGTTGCGAAACACGAGCTCGGCATGCGCGGGATCGCGCAGCTCGGTCCGAACCGACTTCTGGAAGTCCTCGAACGTCTGGCCCTTGGCAAGGGCCACGTTGATCGCGTCGAACACGCGCTGCACCTGCGCGAGCTTCAGGCCGCCACCGACCCAGAAGGCCTCTGCCTTCAGCCGGTCATCGAGACGCGCGGCCTGGTCGCCCGTGATGACGGTGCGCTTACCGAACCAGTCAAGCGCCTCGTCGTAGCGTTCGACGTCCGGCGTGACCTTCCAGCTGCCGCCGTCACCCACGGGTTCACGCGTCCTGCGTGACCGCTTTGCGGCCCGCCATCTCGGCGAGCAGCATCGTGCGGTACACGAGCTCGTTCAGCTCCTCGGTCGACACGTCGCCAAAGAGCGCCTTGAGGCGCGCTCGCAGGTCCTCGTAGTCCGTGGATTCGTCGATCGCCTTGCCGATCAGCGTGATCGTCTGCTCGAGCGACTCGTTCGCGTGCTCGACCGCGTTGTCCACGATGGCATCCGCGTAGAGCTGGCCCGCGACGAATCCGCTGTTGGCGACGCTCGATGCGCCCGAGGCCAAGCGCGCCGAGAATCCGCCTGCGCGCTGCTTCGCGTTCTTGCCGGGCGCCGGCTCGGGAGGCTGCTTGCCCGGCACGCCAGCGGGTTGCATGGCCTGCTGCTGCTCGAGCTTCTTCTGCGCGTCGGCCGCGCGTTCGTCGTCGCTCTTGCGGCGCTTGATGAACGTGAGGTCGAAGTCCTCGATGACCGCGTCGCCGTCGATCTCGAAACCGAGCTGCTCGAGCTTTTCCAAGCCCGTGCCCAGCTGCACGATCATGTCGGAGCGCTGCTTCTTGTCTTCTTCGGGCTCGACCGGCCACGAGGGCCAGGGCGCGAGCTTGCGGTCGCCGAAGTTGAACTCCGCCCACCATACCAGGCTCTGCTCGTGCAGCGTCTCAGCGAGCGTCTCGGCGTCGAACGCCAGCTTGACGCCGTCACCGGTGCGCTCCTGCACTTCGGCTGCTGCGCGTGAGCCGCCCTGCGTGTTCGTGGTGAGGTTGCCGCCGCGGATGAGAATGGTGATGGCCTGGTTGGCCATCTCGACTTGCGTCTCGTAGATCTCGTGCGAGTCCTCGCCCAGCTTGACGCTCTCGAGTTTGTAGCCGGGCGCGAGCGCCACGACGGCAGCGCCGTCCTTCGCGAGATCGTTGGCGAGCTCGTCGCGGTCTGCCTGCATGGCGCTGTCGGGCGCCGATGCCACCAGCAGGTACGCGCGCTCTCCGAGTCGTCCGGAGTCGCGGATGCCGTAGTACTTTAGCAGCACCAGGCGAGCGAGGGAGTACCAGAGGCCGTACAGCCACGGCCGCTTCAAACCGAACGGTGCGTGGACGACCCACGAGCCGTCGCCGGGCTCGACCAGCATGTCGTTGCCCTGCCGGTCGCGCAGGTACCACGAGTCTGTGTTGTCGACGTACCGCAGCGTGTGGAGCTGCTCGACCTCGGGCTTGGGGAGCCATCGGCCTTCGTGATCCTCGCTCGGCCCGCCGCGGTGACGGCCGACCGAGACGCCGAGCAGGAGCGCCCAGATCAACAACTGGCGCAGCTCGCTCTTTGGGTACGCCTGCGACCAGTCGTCCTGCGCCTCGAGCGCGCGCAGTGCACGCTTGGAGCGCCGGGCATCGCCCGAGGCTTCGAACGTGGGCGTCAGGCCGAGCAGAGCGTCGACGCGAGCGTTCAGTGCGCCGGCGACGCGCTCGTCCTGCAGCAGGAAATCGCAGAGGCCCACCGCCGCGGTGAGGTTGCCGGATTCCGCCTGGGTGATTGCCGAGCGGATGCGCGCGGGGTTCCACTCGCGGAGGTAGCGAACGACCGCAGCGCGCTGCCGCGACGAGAGCGGCGCAGTGCGCCGGCCACCAGGTCGCACCGCAGCGCGCTGCGTACGCTGGTTGCGGCGAGATCGCGGCTTGCTCGCTCGCGCCTTGCTCTTCGGCCCTTTCGCCTTCGCCATGCTGTTCTATCGGTCGGAGAAAGGGATTCGCTGGACGGTGCCGGTGGCGAAGCCGCGCTCGAGCATGTCGATCGCCGGCACCAGGGCATCCACCTGGTCGTCGTGCGTGTCGCTCACGCCGGTGAAGCTGCAGACCTCTTCGACGAACGGCGCGACCCACGGGATGCTGCTGTTGCCGTCCTCGTCGCCATCGGCGAGCGGCACCATGATGCGGCCCATGTTCCAGAGAGCCGCCGTGCGCTGCGCGCGCATCAGCTTGTCGCGGCCGTGTGGGTCGAGCACCACGATCGGGATGCCCTTGGCCCTGATGAAGTCGGCCGAGCCCTTTTCGGTGCCGGACGCGTACCAGAAGAACTTTGCCGGGCGCTCGGCCTGCTTGGCTTTGAGCGTCAGCGTGAAGCTCGGCGCGTCGACCTGCTTGCGCTGGACCTCGACGACGTAGAACCAGACGATGGGCTTGCCCTTGTCGTCCTTGAGCTTGGGATCGACGACAGCCCACACCTCGATGCAGACCGAGAAGTCCGCGCTCGTCTTCTTCGAATACGAGAGGTCGACGCCGTAGGCGATGCGGAAGCCGCGCACCGGCAGCTGATCGGGCCGGTAGTACGTCGGGGCGCGGAACACCTCGCCGCCGAGCGGCATCGGCTCGCCCTGGTACATCGCGTACCACCAGTATTTGTCCTTGCGCTCCTCGGCGAAGAACTCTGGCGGCTTGCGTGCCGGGCACAGCGACTGCCCTGGCTTGCGTCGCAGCGGGTCGCTCTTGACCCGCCCCTCGGCGTCGACGTCGTTGTCGTTCGCCGGTTCGGCGATCGCTTTGAAATTGAGGTACTGCCAGCCTTCCTGCTTGACCAGGTAGCCGGTGAGATCATCGGTGTGCCACCGAGTGGCCATCACGATGTAGCTGGTGCCTGGATGGCGGCGCGTGCGCGCAACGCTCTTCCACCACTCGACTACATCGCGCCGTGCCGTCGGCGAGCGAGCTTCCTTCGCGTCCTTGAACGGGTCGTCGACGACGCACAGGCCGTCGACCTTGAAGCCCGTCAGGCCACCGCGAACGCTCGTGAACTTGATGCGCGAGCCGCCGGGCAGCTCGAAGATGTCCAGCGTGCCGCTGAGCTCGATGTCGAGCTGCTCGGCGAGCCGCTTGAAGTCCTTGGCGACCTCCTGCGTGCGGTCGCTGTTGAACGTAACGTAGGCGTGCTGGTGGCCCGGAAAGAACGTGCAGAGCCAGAGGAGCGCGAGCAGCGTCAGCAGCGTCTTGCCGTGCTGCGGCGGCGCCGCGAATGCCAGGCGCAGGTCGCCACCGATAGCGCGCTCGAGCGCTTCGGCGTACTGCCGGAAGTACTCGAACGGCTCGAGGTCGGGGCACTTCTGCTTGATCCACTCGATGAGCGGAACGAACTCAGTGGGTTTGGCCTGGTTCCCTACCAAGCGCAGCTGTCGCCGCAGCCACTTGTTCGACACCCATTTCCTCGGCGAGGAACTGGGTGAACTCCTGAAGCGCGCTGGGGCTGACACGGTCCTTCATGGCCTCGAGCAACTCTTCGAGCCCGCGCTGGAACCTCATGTCGATCGCCTCGGCCTTCCACATGCCGAGGTGTTTGCCCAGCAGCTCGAGGGCGCGGTTCTTGTCGTGCAACTTCACGCCGAGCGCGCGATTGCCGAACTTGTCGAACTCGTGCTTGTACTCGGCGACCGCTCGACGTTGCTCCGGCGCGAGCGCGGCCGTGTTCGTCACGATGACCGCTTGAACGCGCTGGACCTCGGTCACTCGCAGGGGCTTGCGGGTGTCGGGGTCGTACTCCTCGCCGTGCACGGCCATCTCGACCTCACGCACCTGGGCGTGGTCGGCCATGTTCGCGAACGCGATGGCTCGGAGCTCTTCGACGATGTCGTCGACGGTCACTCGAGCGCGAGCTCGCAGCTTCCCCTGCTCGACCTCAATGGCCTCGCGGACTAAAGGGATCTGAAGGAGCTGGTAGCCGAGAACAGAGGCCGTCTTCGCGCTGTACCCTGCGCGGAGAGCGGCCTGCGTCGCGTTGCAGTCGACCAGGTATTCCCGGACGAATGCTTTCTGTTTCGCGGTGAGCCGGCGCTTGGACGCCTCGCTCGGCCGCGACCCCTTCCGTGGCACTGCGGTTCCTCGTTCAGCAGCGATGAAGCGCGCGTGCGCGATAGCTCAGCTGCCAGTTGCGCGGCATCACACTGCCCGGCGCTGACTTCGGCTGCTGCTTGATCAACCACAGCGGGCGAACGTGCTGCACGACCGCGAACGGCTCGGCGACCGGCATCTGCTCGGCGTGCTGCGCGGACGCTGTCGCCTGCGGGCTGGTGTCGATCCACGCGGTGCACATGCACGCCGTGGCCGCGAACACGAGCACCACGACGGTCGAGGTGAACGTCGTGCTGAGTCTGCCGAACACGCTGTCGTTCGTTGCCATGTCGTCTCTCTCCCTGCGTCCGCATCAGCGAACGTCGAACGTGATCCTGATGCGCCCTGCCCCGCACCCGCACGGCGTGTCGGCGTTCACGAACAGCGTGCCGCCGCTACCCATCGGGTGCTTGCCGCCTGCGCTCGGTAGCTCTCGCGGCCTGCCGCATCGTGCGCAGCTGCAGGTCATGTGGAACGAGAGGCCGAAGCCCAGGCTGTTGCCGCCTCGGTCGCCCGAGTCGTCGTGCTCTCCCTCGGAGTCGCCCGGCGGCTTGCCCCTTCCCATCTCGCGGTCCCGGTCTACGTCATCTCGGGCGCCTGCGCGATGGGCTTCACCCTATTTGGGGGGCCAGTGCGTTCCGTTGCTTCTCGGTGCTTCTCGGTGCTTGTCGATTCTTACCTGCGCACACATAACTAAACATTCGCGCGGTCTTTCCGCACGAAGCTGAACTCGACCATCGGCTGCGGGCTCAGGCGGCGTTGTCGTCGAGCTCGGCGAGCACGTCCGGCGCGCCCTGCTTGAACAGCGCCCACACGGCACGGCGGGTCACCAGGTAGTAGCGGCCGCGCTTGATGACCTCGACGCCGGACTTCTTCACCCAGCGCCGCGTGGTCTCGACGCGCTCTCCCGTGACGTCGGAGAGCTCGGCGATCGTGAACACGTGGCGCTTCTTGAACGCTCTGGTGTTGTGCCTGCGCCGCATCGCCCTGCTATCCGGCCCTGTGCCCGTGACGCGCCTGCTCGTCGGCACGACGCTTCAGCACCTCGATGGCGGTGCGCGGCCGGTTGTGGCCCGACACCGTGTTCCAGCGCTCATGCGCTTCGTGGAGCATGAGCTCGGCTTCGTGTTGGGCTCGGCCGAGCAGCTCGAGCTGCTGCTGGCCCTGCGGCTGGCGCACGATGTTTTCGAGGCGAGCGATCTTCGTCATGCGCAGGTTTGCGCTGGGCGCCTGCGCCTGCTTCTTGCGCGTCTTCTTGCCCTTGCCGGGCGTGGGCTCGGAGAGGCGCAGTAGCTCGCGGCCCGCGCCCGTCAGCGGGTACAGGGCCACGATGCGACCGACGGCGGCGGCGATCACGACCTCGACGACGCGTTCGCCGTCCTTGGTCTCCCACCGGCGCGGCTGCTCGCATTGCTCGCCGCGGTCGCCGTAGTAGGCCTCGAGCACGAGCACGCTCCGTTCGTGCTGGCGGCCGATGGCGAGCAGGCGCCGCGTGACCTTGCCGAACTCGATCAACGCGGTCTCGTAGGCATCGTCATCGCGCGTCTTGCCGCCGCCGCGGTGGGCGCTCTGGCTCTGCTGCGCCGTGTACGCGTCCTCGTGGCCGATGACCTGGCCGTGCTTGCCATACACGGGTGCGCGCGGCGTCGGGTACTTGTCGGCGACGCTGATGAGCTGCTCTTCCTCGTTCGTGATCTCGATGTCCTTGCCCGTCATCGGGTTGATGG